AGATACCTTTGTCCCAATATTTCTTAGCACCATATTCACCCATGTTGTAGGCCATAAGCGCTTTTGACATATCATTGTATTTAGTATATAAATTAGACAACATGTAGCATCCAGCTGTGATATTATTAGCTGGATCTAAAAAGTCAGAAAAACCTAACACTGTAGATAACCATTCATGATTAGATTTATTTATCTGCATTAGTCCATAATCATTTGTTGCACTAATAATATCCTCATCAAATACACTTTCATGGTATATCAAACCAAGAACAGTTGTGTAGTTATCTTCAAGACCATATTCACTACAAATTTCGTATGTTAGTTGTTGTAATGCATCACTATATTCTATGTCATACAGCGGCGCGGCATTACTATACGCATCATCTTCTTCTAACTCTAACATGTAATCATTGTACGCTATATGTTCTTGTATAAGTGTTTCTACACGTAATGGTCTAAGCATCGCCTCCTCATTATACATGTGATCCTGGTACGTAGTATTACACGATATAAGTAATACTGAAAAGCATACTGCACTAATCTTGCTTATCATAATAACCTCCTTTTTTCTTATATTATATCATATAAGAATGTAGTGATACACAGTAACGTGAAAATCTAAAATAAACTTTTAAATATTCGTTTAGACATATCTATGAACTTATTATTCGTCCTATACGAGTACGTATATAGTTTTTTAGGTTATAATACTAGGGGTTTTTACGTACTCGTAACGGGTTAATATAAAATAAGAAGCTAGGCGTTAACCTAGCGTTTTATTGTGTAGCCTAAGTGTATCCAACCTTGATTGCTTTTAAGTCTACCCCAATTACCTGATACTTCTACTATTGTGTATAATCCTTTATCTCTAATAACACCGCACCATTCGCCGCCTGGCGTTTTTCTAATGTTTAAAGCGTTAGCAGTTACGCGTACAATAAATGGTTTAAATGAAGTATCTACAAGTATGTTTGTTCCATTTACTTCCTGCTTAAATTCATTCCAAGAAGCTTTAGAAGCAGGTGTTATAGTGAATGGGTTTGGACACTGTTTACCTGTAACATCGAAATGCCTTAAAAGCCCATCATCAGATATGTTGTATTGTGACTTCTTATATTTTAGAAATGCAATGGCTTCATCTAATACTTCATTACTAAAATACCAGTCTGTATCAGTAGCGTACAGTGTAGATGTATTTTTCTTTTCAGGTTTAAGTTCAATACCTAAACTATTAGAGTTTCTACACAAGTTATGTCTATAACCATTAGATGTGCCACAATGCCAGGCTATGTCTTCATCTAGTACGCTGTTATATATTTTACCTTTACCATCTAATGCATAATGAGCAGAGGCGCCGCGATACTTTCTTCTAAAGTATTCACTTACAGCATATGCAGAACCTAATGAGCCAAAGTAATGAACTACAAGGTATTTAATTCTAGATGTATCATTTTTGTCAGAAAAGTTGTAAGGTGTAAGATTTTTTACTATTTTAAATTTCAATTGTCATCACCAACTTCATGACCATCAAAACCCATAGAGTCTGGATCAAAAGAATTTCTAAACTCTTTTAATTCTTCTTTAGTCATTTCTTCAGGTTTCTTCTTTGGTACAATACCTGCTTTGTGTGCTTCGCTACTCCATTCCATAAAAGTCTCCTTTCTTAATTTTAAGCACATCGGATTCTATTGAACAACGTGTGCCATTGAATCTTTGACATGCGCCGCAGCATTTACTTGTGTATTCTACATATGCATCTTTACTTTCTTTTACTTTAAAGTACTTACACTGTGACATTTAACCAACTCCATTAATACCATCTATTCTTTTAATAGGTTCACCTGTTTCATCTAACCCGTGTTTATTACGGTTAGTCTTTTCTACAGTTTTAGTTGTCATGTAAGCTGTTATAGTAGGTGCAACTACATACAGTAAAATATTACCAGTTATTGTAGTGTTAGCGTCTTTACCCATGTACGCTAAGATGTACGATCCAGTTACACATAGCACAGCCCAAACTAATACAGCTAATACAATTTTCTTTGAAAAATCTATCTTTCGCATATTGCCTCCTAAATAGTAGGTAGCGATCCAGATTTAGCTAGAGACCATAGTACTACAGTACCAAATATAGTTATTGAGCCTACTACTAGCACAGCCGCTCCTACAAGTATTTTAGTTATAAACTTTTTCATATCTTCATACTCAGAAAGTTTTTTGTCTCTTTCAGTATAAGACATACGCTCTACCAGCCTTTCTAGGTCTTCTATTTTTGATTGTAAGCCAGCAACTGTTGTCTTTGTTTCCATTTTCTTTTCAATACCCTCAATTTTAATTTCATGCCTTTCAAGTGTATTAACCATCTTTGTAAGGTCTTTACCTTGCTGTTCAACGTTAACTACAAGTTTAATAAATTCTTGAGTTAACATTTGAACATTATCAGTAAGTTTGTCTATATTATTGAGTCTTTGTGTATTGCTCTTAGATCTAGAATCAATAGTCGCTATTTTTTCTGCATGATCTATAACCATTGCTTGGTCCTGATCAGAACAACTCATTCGCACCTCCTACACTATTAGATTACCATAGCCTAAAGATTTTAAAGCTGCATCTAATTCTTCTTTGTAGCCTGGTTTCATACTAACAACATAAGAGTATGAAAGAGTATTTCTAATAATTCTATCAGCTAAATATGCAATCATAAAACACCTCCTAATATAAGTTCGTCGAGCGCCGACTGCATTAATGAGACCTGAGCTTTCAAGTCTTCATTCTCTGCCTGTAGTATAGCAAATTGGTTAGTAACTTTGTAGGTTGTTCTACACACTGCAATTTCATCAGAATATTCTGCATCAGACAATTCTATTATCCTGTCAGAATCTGGTAATACGTCTTCTAATGTTTGTAACACACAGTAGGTATCAGGTATGTTGTAATGTACACTCATTGGCACAAATGCATTTATGTCTAATCCAGCATATGAAACCTTACCTATACCATTAATGTCTACACCAAGTACTTTTAAATTCTTCATAATTCCCCTCCTTATATAAGTGATCTGTTTACAATTGCAGAAAATGTGTTATCAATAATGTGTAATGTATCATTGTCATCAAAGTATTGTGTATAGCCTACATCACTTGCTGGAATGAATATTACTGAGGTGTCAAAATTAAGTGCTTGTAATGGCTTAGCAGGTGGTTCCATATTTGAAGCAGCAATGTTACTAAGTTGAGTTAGCGTAGGTGAATACCTTCTTGCATAAAACACTGTGTTATACTTTACAACAATGAATACATTGTTTAATGAATACGCAAATGTATAAAGACCACCATTACTTATAGTGATTTGACCTACGTATACACCAGCTGGAGTGTACTCATACAAAAAACCATTATTTTGTGCATAGAAATACAAGTTACCAGTAAATTTATTACAAGATACTCTTGGAGATCCTGGGCCTACATTCGGTGTAAATGAGAACAATACTGTACCAGCTTCATTACATATATTACATACCCCAGCACTTGTTATTGCGGCTATATTACCGTCTAACATAATGTCAGCATGAGAGTATACTGAACCCATAAAACCTGTAAGATCAGCCGGATCTAAAGTATATCCGCTTCCTATATTAACTACACCCATTATATCATACCCCCTTTAGTTAATGTGTACTCAGCTGATATGTTAAGAGTAGGTATTCGTTTTGCATAAAATACTACCGCTCCATAAACTTCTTGTGCATAACTAGCTAAGCCACATCGTTTGGCAGTTTTTATTGATGCTAGTGCAACGTCAACTTCTACTCTATCGGCCGCTTCTGAATCAGCACCTGTAAGCCAAAATGTAAGTTGATATGGAAAATCAGCATTTCCAGATGTTGTCCAACCAATAGTAGGAATTGTTATAGGTACTTTAACTAAGCCATGATGAATTGGATTCCAGCGGCCCCAGGTACCACCTGCTGCTGCTCTAAATAATAATGATCTATTCTCAGATAATCCAGCAGCTATTTGGGCATTATATCCATTATTATCTTTGTGATGCATATTTATAACATGGTACCATTGAAGTAATAGTCCCATGTCAGTACCATCATTTACTGTATATATTCCACTCTGTGGTACATCAGCTTGTTGTAAAAATGAGGCAAGTACATATCCAGATAATACTAAATCACGTTTTTCAGCACTTCCATTTACCATAGCTTTAATGTACTCATCATTTGTACGTAGTGCAATAGGAAGGTCAGAACTACCTACTGACACAGTGTCATCTGATCCAACTTTTAAAATCTGTTTAGACGCGCCACCTGCTGTTGTACCAGATATAGCAATTTCATTTAATAGTACTTTATCTACAGTGCCACCATGCCATACTCTGTAATAATTAGTGCCTAAATTCCAACCACCAATTACTAAATCATTTAAAGCTGAGGATAATCCAAAATGTACTGCGTAGTCACCATTTATATGGAACGTCATCAAAGCATCTGCATTAGATATGTGTTGGTATATCTGTAGAGAATTTATCTGTGATGTATTACTAACTAGCGTACCATCAGGAGTACGAACTCTAAAAAGTTGTTGCTCAATTGTTGATGCTGCATCAGTACGTACAAATGATGCATTACTTAATCCTCCAAGAGTAGAAGCATCGGCAGAGCTTAAATAAAAACCAGTACCATTATACATAAGAGCATACATACCGTTTGCAACAATTGCCCCTGGACGTAATATTGATCCATTAAGGTTTAAAAGTGGTACTATACCTAACCCTGCAACATTTATAGTACTAGCACCTGTATTAGTTACATGAGCTCTTATTGTTATGCGCATGCCTAATTCTAATGATTGTACTGTAGGTGTAGGTGTTACTTCATAAGCATTAACAGCACCAGTAGTAACACCAAAAGGATTACCATATATAGACAGTATTCTAGTGTTTTCTTCTATCCTGTTAAAATCTACATTACTTACACCATCAGAAGCAGCCCAATCAATTTTTGGCGTATTCCATGCCATACTTATTACCTCCTAACTTATATTTTCTTACCAGATATATCTACACTTAAGCTTCCATTCCATTTTAAATTTTGTCGTTGTGTGATATACTTATAGTCTGTGTTCATTTTGTCATCAATCACTTCTATCACTTGTCCAATAAGCAGTGCTATGTCACCTCTTGAATACACATCCACATTTCTTATTGAATTTAAGTATGCGCTTAGCAAAGTATTAGATAATTGAGTAGCATACGATCTAGTCTGAATAAAATCATGTGTAATTGATGTACGTATAATACCATTGTCTCGTATTTGATCAGCGTCTTTTGAATATACAAATGATTGATTGTTACTTGTTATAGGTTGACCATCAACAGATATCTCAGTTATTGTTATTGGTGACGCTGTGTTATTACTTAAAACTAATTCTATTCCCCATGCATACGCATTATATACAATATCAAGACCTGTAGCACCTGTTAAAACAAGGTTCGATACATTTTTTACTGGTATAGAATTAAAAGTAAATGTGTATTCTTCTGTTGCACCGACGTCAATAACTAAAGGATCTGTTACCTTTAATACTTGCTGAACTTCTTGTACTACTAAAGTGTTTGTAGCTACTTCAACATAGTTAGTTATCTCACTAGCTGATATAGGATATGACTTAGAGTAAATGTTTGTGTTGTTATCTAGTATAATAGTAGGCGTTGCAGCAGTATTAATTTTAGATACATTTATTACACCATCTCTATCACACCATACTGAAATGTATGCGCATCCTGCTAAGCGCTTAATAGCATCTCTATGAGACATTCTATTAAACCATGCATACGGTATAACTATGCTCTGTAAACTGCTATCAATAATATATTCTGTAGGAACTAGTCCAGCATCTACAAGTACTAATTCAAACAATTCATATAGTGTATTATTTTCATACACTTCAGATATATTAAAGTCTGAAAGTCTAAGTACTTCAAGTCTATCGCGTGCTGTAACAATAGCTTCTAATGTACCATCAGGTATATCCCATCCTATTGCCCAAAAGGTACCCAGCGGATGCCATTCAATTTCGTTTTCAATTATCTCTGCACCAAGCCAAGCGCGTACTTTTCTATTACGTTTAATAAGACCGTATCTTGGCGATGCTTCGTCACCCAGATTAAAATAACCATCAGCATTATTTAATGAAATATCAATCTCATTAGATGATACGGATCCAAGTGAAATAGTGCCACTTTGAGGCTCTAGTTCTTCTAATAAATTTATATCTATAATTCTATCATTATAGTATGTCTCAACTATTGCTGTAAAGAACTCTGTTAATTTTAATGTATTGTTACTATTGTTAATTTTAGTAATAGTCAACACTAATTTTGTTACGTTTAGTAATGTATCTATTGTCTTAAGCCATTTTACGTTTGTATTACCTGTTACTGTTTCTGTGTGTATTACAATATCATTGCTGTCATAACACTGGATAGTAAAATCTACTGGATAACTGTTTAGTAAGCTATCACCTATAACTTGTAAAAAGTAAATTGCACGTGGTGCAAATGTTACTTGTATTACTTGAGGAACAATAAAATCTCCATTTGTATCAGACAATACAGAACTCCACCAACCTACAGAATACCTAGATGATATAGGATGAAACGTTCCATCTAATTTATTGTCTAGTAATGAAAACCATTTATACTCAGGTGTTTCTTTACTATCAGCTAACTGTGATGCATCTGTATTATAAGCTGCGTCGCTTGCTGTAATATTAATAGTGTTATCTACAAATGGATCAGTGTACGTAATTTCAACTTTAGCATATGTTTGTCGTAAGGTTTCATTCATTATAGTATGGATATTAGTAATTTTGGTCACCTCCGATACTGCTATTATTTGTTCATCACTAACACTAAACGATGCTGTAAGTAAATCATTTTCAATTACACTATTTAATGCTAATATGTCTTCTGATGTTGAATATATAGACATATCTACTGACTCAGATGTCTGTACGTTTAAAACATCAGCACTTTCCAATGTATTAGATATTTCTGTAGTATCTAATACATTAACTGAAATATTATCAGTTAATGTAGTATCAACATGTAGCTCAGAATTATTGTCTTCTGTTACACTTAGTGTATCATCTGAATTTATTCTAGCTTCAATTAAAGTATCATTAGAATCTGTAACAGTAATAACATCAGTAGATGTTAACGATACTTCTGTATTAATGCTACTAGTACTTGATGTGTGTAATATATCTATTGAGTCTATTGAGACTTGTACTTCATTAGATTCAAAACTTACTACGCTAAGATTGTCGCTTCTACGCATTTCATATAAAGTAAAAAAGCTACTTTCATCACTTGAGATAATTATTGAATCATTTAGTTCTATAGAAACATCTACACCTGTTGTATTATAACTAGACAAGTTTAAGGAATCTGTACTTGTTATACCTGTATATACACTTAGACTATCTGTAACATCAAACTGTAAAGTATCTGAAGTTGTAGTTCTAACTTCTTGAGAACTACTTTCAGTAGTACTTACATTAACATCATCATTACGTAAAATATTATATGGACTAAATGCATCTACTACCTTGGCTACTACACCTTCTTTACTTATCTTTGAAATGCTTATTTCAAGTTTAGTTACATTATATGCTTGTGATAAGTTTTTTGACCAAATAACACTGTTATTGTTTGTAACTGTTTCAGTGTGTAATAATGTGCTATTGTTATATAGTTTAATTGTAAAATCTACAGGATACTCATTAAGTAATGCATCACCTGCTAATAACAGAGTATGTATTACTCTTGTGTCCATAATAGTTAAAGTAGGAGGCGGAGATAATTCACCGCCAATACCAGATAATGTGTTACCCCACCAACCTACTTGTAATTCACTAGACAAGCCAGGTAAAGAATATGATCCATCAAGAGTATTAGATGCTAGAGAGAACCATTTATATTGAGTAGCTACTATTGCATCATATACTTGATTAAGTTGTACAGAACTGATAATTCTATTATACTCTGATACGATTATAGTAGCCATTCATATTCTCCTTATTATGCGACAGTAATTGTAAGATCTACTTGCATTACCCAGGTTTGTCCAGATAATTTTGTACCGTTGTACTCAACAACTCTATTCAACATAGATCCACCTGATGCAGCATTGAATACACCCCATTCATTCCATGCAAAGTTACCTACAGATGGTCCAAGTGTTGATTGAAATGTTATGGTATTAGCACTAGTGATAGGATAACCACCATCCATAGATTTTCTATACTTATTTGTTGCAGCTTGTAAATCAGTTTGTACTACAGAAAAAGCAGTTGTACTATCACCTATACCAATATGCGAATTGGTATTGTCAAAGTGAATAGCAGATGCTCCTGTTAATAGTGACGTCATAACGTTTCGTCCAGCATTAGTCAATGGCATTAATTTCACCTCCAGCATTTTTTAAAATTCGTTCAGCTTCTTCACCTACAAAGATCTGTGTATGTTCTACAGTTTCGTATGGTTCATCTGTCTCAGGATTTTGACCTTTTTTAAACTTTTTTATCTTACAACAAGCAGTAACTTGAAGCTTAAGATCTTTTGTATTCATATTGTACCTTACCTTTCTATTAAGTTAAACGTTACATTTTTCCATATCCACTCCGCACCATCACTGTTCCTATGAAGTTCAGTAGGTATAGAACCAACATATACTTCTGCTGTTTTAGTTTCATTGTTTTCTATATATGTCAGTTCATAAAAGATTGATGAGGTATTCCAAATAGCGTCTAAAATAATATTAAGATCATAACTTGATATTGCCTCGTACGTAAAATAAAATTTACGCTTTTTGGCAATTAGATCACCTACTATAGTACCATTAGATAATCTATTAAGATCTGTAATATTGTATCGTTCTATCTTAAAGCTAGAAGGATTTTTAATGGGTACTGTATCAATTAAGAAATTTGGCATCATTATTTCCTTTCATTCTCAGATAGTCTAATTATGTTCATTTTTCGTTCTAATTCTTTTAATCCGCGATCATCAGCTACTAAGGTACCTACATATAATGGTCTTAATTGTTGCTGTTGATTATTATTGTTGTTAGCATTTACTATAGTACTTAGAATAGGTAGTAAAGTAGCTTGTAAACCATTTGATACAGCATCTACAAAAGGTTGCATCGCTCTGCTGTTTTCTAAAGGTATAATAGCTTCGGATTTGTTACCTTCAGATACATTTGCTATATGTGCTCTGTTAAATATACCACCAGTAGCATGACCAATTTTAGGTGCATCTATAGTATGCAATACTTGTGATACATTTGTATTAGGTGTAATCTTACTACTTTCATCACTCAGTTTGAAAAAATCTTTAAAGCCGTCAATAGCATCATCTAACCAGCCAAAAAGTTTGTCAAATACATTTATACCAAGATCATCTATCCAAGTAGTGAATGTTTTGTATAATGCATTCAACCCATTAAATACCGCAGTATTCATATCACTAATTTTGGTATTAACAGTATTGTATATATTAGTAAACTTTTCAAATACCGTCAAATCAGAGTCAGTAAGAATATTAAATATGTCTTTATGCATTTTACCAAATTCAATATCCACATCTATACCTAACAACTTTAATTTATTAGATACGAATGTTTTCATACTACCGAATTTATCTTTAGTAACATCGTACATACCAGTTACTTTTGTGCTTAGTGCATCGTACGCATTACCCATTGTTTCACTTATGTTATCTTTAATATTTTTAAATTTTGTTGCTGTTATCAGTCTAGTATTTTCAAACCATACACTTGCACTATTAGACATATTAGAAACATGTAATTTAAACGTGTCGTAACCATTAGATACATTAGTTCGTATTGACTCATAAATTTCACCGAATTTTTCAGAAGCAACTAAAGCCATATCATATGTCTTAGTACTAAACGTTGAGTACATAGTATCGAATTGTATAGTAACTTGTTCTGATGATAACGATAATCTTTGATCTATATTATCTTTAATATTGTTACCAAACTCTACAAAGAATCCCTTAGCATTATTAGTAAAGTCTTTAATTTTAGATCCAGCTTTATCTAGATTAGTATTAATTTTTTCTTCAGTTTTTGCTAATGAAGTTCCTACATCTTCTAAAGATGTAACAATACCATCTGCGAAGCCTTTTATAGCATCCCAGTTCTCTATTACTTTAGTAGCCATCCAACCTACTAGTGCACCTATAGCTGCTCCTATTACAGCTCCTACAGGACCACCAATAATTCCTAGAATAGCTCCGCCTAGTACTATACCCATGCCCATAGATATCTCGCCAACTTTAAAGTCGCCTGAGTTAAAACCTTCCATTATTAACTTGCCTATATGGCCTACTAATGCTCCAACACCAGTGCCGATTAAAGCACCAGCTGGCCCACCTATTAAGAATCCTATAGCAGTACCTATTCCAGCACCGATAGGTGTTACTGCTACTGACCAATCTCCTGTTTTTAATGCTTCATTTATGCTATTAATTATCCATGTAGCTAACGCAGCAATACCTACAACCATTGCACCACCTACAGGACCTAATGCAGCACCAGCTGCTAACCAAGCTGCTAATCCTAATAAACCAGTAGATATAGGAAAAATAATTTTGGAAAGATCTGAAAGTCCTAACGAGTTAGCTAATTTATCCCAAAACCAACCAGCTAGCATACCTATTGGGCCGCCTAACATACTACCTATCGGACCACCTAGTAGGAATCCAAGTGCTTTGCCAATTAAACCACCAATTGACATAGCAATTATTTTTTCTTTACCGCCAAGCAGTTCTGTAAAATTACCTACAAACGACTCTACCAATCCACCTACATTCATGTCTACATCATTTAAATCAAAGTCAAATGCTTCGAATCCATTAAACATACCACTAAAATCAACTTCAGGAGCGCTAGTATCAGAACTAGATTTAGTAAGCGAAAATACTTCGTCAAAACTTAATAAACCTTTGGCAGCTTTACTTGCACTATTTGATATGTCATCTAAAGAATCTCTAGTGTCATCAAGTTTATTATTAAATTTAGACACGTCATCTGCTCTATCACTAATGTCCTCAATAAATAATTTAGACGTATCTACATTAAATAAATTGAAGAAACTTTGATATAACTTGTTTATAGAATTACGTAAATTTTCACTTGAACCTGTTAAGAATATAAAAGTACCACCTAAAAGAGCAAACAATGACCATACTGGATGTGCTGCCAAAAAGTTTAAAGAAACTATTAAACCTCTTATAGCAGGTATCATTAATTTGATTGCATTTGTAGCTACAAGTGCTGATAAAGCACGTATTTTATATATAGACCAAGCAACACCAGCTGCTACAATTAAATTAGTAAACACTTTTAGTGCTTTAGAATTATCGGCTATTGCTTTTAACATGCCAGCATTAACACCTATGAAACCAATGATAACACCTGATAAAGCATTAAAAGCTCTCATAAGAGATACTACTAAAGATCTAAATATAACAAATCCTGATTTAACTGATGTCTTAAAAATATCACTTAGTACACTTAAATTAACTATAAGTGCGGTGACATCTTCTTTTATACTTGCAGGTATAACTTCGTTAAGTACGCCTGCTATACCTCTTAATTCATACACTGTACGAAGACTGTACATAACTTTTTCTATATCAGATAACACAACTTTCATATTATCTGTAAGAGGCTTTAACATACCAGAAAGAAACATAACTGAGTTATCTTTAATGTTACTAATTATTCCAATAGTAGTTTTAGAAGCATTATCTAATACCGTACCAAAACGTTCATGTAATCCATCTACTAATGCATTTATTGCTACACTTGCAGGTATTCCTAGATCACCTATACGCTCCATACTGTCACCTACAAGATTTAACTTTTCTTGTATTATTTCATACGCAGGTATACCAGCTTCAGCTAACTGTCTGACTTCCTGTTCCATTAATCTACCCTTTGTATAAATCTGACCAAGCGCTCTAGATACAGATTCTATTGCAACATCTGAGCCTTGAACAGTAGCTGCTTCTAATACGCCTCGCATTACGTACATAACATTTTGGTATTGTATACCATATGCTAATAAACGCTTTGCAGCAGCTTCACTTTGTTGAAAAGAAAATGGTGTAACTGCTGCAAAGTCTTTCAATACATTAATAAATTCAGTAGCTAAACTAGCACTTTTAAATAAACTAGTGTACACCATTTTAGCATATTCTAATTGATTAGAAAAGTCCCATACTGCATTAGTTGCCTGTCTTATAGCATTTAAACCACTGTAGAATACTTTAGATATTAAGATACCTTGTACTATTCTACCAACATCTTTAAATTCAATCTTTGATTTTTTTACTGGGTCCAACATACCTTCATTTATACTTTTGTTAAGCTTAGTAGAGTAGGTATTTGCAGTGTCAGACACTTTACGCATGTTTTTAACAAAATCTTGTATATTAAGTTTCATTTTAGCATTAAGAACTGCTACTGTTGCCATACTACCTCCATTACCAGCCTGGTATTTTGTCTATGTGTGTAAAAATATCTTTTTCTTTACGTTTACCATTTTGTGCCATTACAATTTCCATATGCACATTAAGTAAAGATAAAAATTTTCTTGGTGTAATATTCCAAAATTCTTTTTCTGATAAGCGTAACCATACAGTCCCAACATAATACAGATAAGGCCAATCCCATGAATCATTAGTATCAAATGGATTGACCTTATCAGTGGGACCACTTAGTTTGGGTGATTTAAGCTTTCACCGTTTTCTTCGTCTTCTGAAGGCATATCAGATTCAAAAACACTATTTAGTCTTTCAATTAATTCACTGATGTATGCCATATCTATTAAGTTTCCGACTTGCTTTTCAGTTAGATTTTCTTCATCAATATGAAGAAAGCCAGCCCATAAGATACATCTTAATGCTTTGAAACTATTCTTTTCTAACAGATCAAAAGCTTTTTGAGCTTCTCCATATATATCTTCTAACTCAGCCATAGCATTGAGCGTGAACTTTAATTCACGCTCGACGCCGTCACTGAGTACTATTTTAATAGCTTTTCGTTTAACATCTTTAACATTGCTCATTAAAATTTCCTCCTACGAAATTAATTACGCGTCTATCGTACTAGTAGGTAATTTAGGTGCTTCAAACCATGCTGCGATAGTTACAGGATTAGCGGTAGGGTGCTCAGCATCTATTTCATACTTCCAAGGGTTTACAGGATCTCCTGCTCCTAAACTGATATCAGTTGATAGTCGTACGAATTGACCCATGATTGTATCTGCTTGGAAACTAATTGAATCACCTTTAGTTTCGCTGTCATCATTAGGTTCTGTAAACTTACCTTTAAATAACCATACATACCTGTACGTATTG